GGTATCCCCTACTTCTCATCCGCATCCACCATCGCATCCTCCGGTGCCTTGACCCAGTACGGCCCGCTCTATGGCGGTGGCGCCGGCGCAGCCCCGGTCGCTGGCTTAGTAGGCTCCCTTTACCAAGTCTACATGTCCAACGGTGGCTCGACCTACCCAGCCTTTACCAACCTCACCTATATCCTCGACAACGTCTTTGGCTCCTCCCAAGGCTCGCTCCTCTACCGTGGCGCTTCGGCTTGGACCGCCCTCGGGCCCGGCACCGCTGGTCAATGCCTGAACTCCAATGGCGCATCAGCCAATCCTTCTTGGGGCAGCTGCTCGGCTGGTGGTGGTTCCTATACCCCCGGCGTAGACGCAGTCTCTACCTGCTCCGTCGACAACACCGGCGCAACCGACACAGGCTCAGCCCTCAACACCTGCCTCACCAATTACTCTTCGGTCTCCCTCCGCGCAGGCACCTACAAGACCTCAGTCTGCATCTCTGTCCCCTCTGGCAAATCCCTTTGGGGCGCTGGCCAAGGCGCAACCACCGTCACCTCTAGCTCTACAACTGCGTCAGTCATCTGCCCTGCGGCGGGCGGTGTTCATATCCTCATCGCCGATATGTCCCTCGACCGATCAGCGACACCGACTTCATCGGCACATGGCCTAGCTACCGACACCGCCTCGGCAACTGCCGTTTCCCAAGCTGTCTTCCGCAATATCCATGTCCAGAACAGCTGGTATGGCTTCGTCCTTGCCCCTACTGACTTTTCCCAGTGCGACTCTTGCATCGCCGAACAAAACTATTCCCATGGGTTCTACTTTCCGGCTTATTCCACCGGCTCATCCTCAGCCCTTCAATGGTCCCTGACCAATACCTTGAGCCAATTTAACGGCTCTACCACTGCCTCCACCGGCGCAGGTTACTACATCAACGGCGCCAATTCCAATACCATCATGGGCATCCCTTGGTACAACGCTAATTCCTTCGCCAACTATTCCGGCGGGTTTGCCTATGTCTCGACCTCGCCTTTAAACACCATCAACGACATTCACCTAATCAATGCCACTTCCTCTGCCGACTGCGGCGACGGAGTTCTCCTCGACCTCAAACACGGCTCTACTGGTGGTGGCGTTAACAATCGAATCATCGGCGGACTCTTTGAATACGCCGGGGGCCTCACCGGCCAAACCTGCGGCCGCACTGGCCTGACCAAGAATCCCAACTACCAAGGCAACGGGATTAACTTCTTCTCAGGCAAACAGCTTATCGTCAACGGAGTCACCTCCACCTTCAACGGCTACAACGGCATCTACATCCAAGCGCCGTCTTCCTACGCTGTTGTCTCCAGCAACCACGTCACTGACAATTCCTACGGCACTGGCCATTCCGGTACCTACTCCGGCATCGTCGTAGCCCCTATCTCTGGTACCAACCTTGCCGCAGTCACCAACAACGACACTGCATCCAACACCGTCTCAACCCAACTCTATAGCATTATCATCTTCACCGGGGCTACTGCCACGGTCAATGGCAACATCGCTGCCATCGCCTCTGGCCATGGCTGCGCTATCTCCGGTACAGCCATCCCCTCAGGCGGTGGCCAGACTGCCAACTACGGATACGTCTGCCCATGATCGAAGACCTTCACTCTTGGCTAGCTGAAGTCCGCGGGGACCCGCTTGCCTTCACCATGGGAGCCTACCCATGGGGCGAAGAAGGCACGGTCCTTGCGAACTCAACCGGCCCTGAGGACTGGGCCGTAGACCTAATGAATCGAATCAAGGTCGGCATCCTCGACCTCAACCAAGCGATCCAAGAAGCCATCGCCTCTGGCCACGGCATTGCCAAATCCGCAACCGTCGCCCAGCTTTGCCTATGGGCCTTCTGCACCGCGCCTGACACCCGTGGAGTTGTCACAGCCAACACCGAGACCCAGCTTAAAACCAAAACGTGGGCCGAGTTGGGTAAGTGGTTCAACCTTTGCTTCTTCGCCAGAGACCATTTCACCCTCTCGGCCACGGGCCTATTCTCCAAGGACCCCGACCGCGAACGCACGTGGCGCATCGACATGATCCCGTGGTCCGAGAAGAACCCCGCGGCCTTCGCCGGGCTTCACAACAAAGGCAAGCGCCTGCTATTGGTCTTTGACGAAGCCTCCGAAATCCCTGACATCATCTGGGAAACAGCCGAAGGTGCCCTGACCGATGCTGATACTGAAATTATCTGGCTGGCTTTTGGGAACCCTACCCGAAACTCCGGAAGGTTCCGTGAGTGTTTCCCCGGAGGTAAGTTTGCTAATCAATGGCACCACTTACAGATCGACTCTCGCACCGTGCGAATTACCAACAAAAAGCGACTCCAAGGATGGATCGATGCCTACGGTCTCGATTCCGATTTCGTTCGAGTTCGTGTTCTAGGTCAGTTCCCGCGTAAGGGCCTGATGGAATTCTTCTCGGCCGCGGACATTGACGAAGCCATGTCTCGGGATGTCTATACCGACAAGTCCGATCCGCTTGCCCTCGGCGTTGACGTTGCTCGCTTCGGCATGAACGCATCGGTCATCTTCCCTCGCAAAGGCCGCGATGCCCGGACCATCGAACGCGAACGCTTCAACGGACTCTCCACTGTTGAGCTCGCTGATCGCATCCTCCAGGCCCACTTCCGCTACCATGCCGATGGCATCATGATCGACGGTGGCGGTGTCGGCGGTGGCGTGGTTGACAATGTTCGCAACAAACGCTTACATTGCTACGAGGTTCAATTCGGTGGCAAAGACGTGATCCACAACTCCATCTGGGGCAACACCGGCGAGAAATATGCCAACAACCGCGCAGCAATGTACGGTGCCTGCCGAGCTTGGCTTAAAACTGGGGCCCTGCCTCCGGACCCAGAACTCAAGCGCCAGATGCTGGCGATCCGGTACACCTACAACATCCGGGATGAAATCATCCTCGAACGCAAGGAAGACCTTGTTGACGAAGACGGCTCGGGTATCTCCCTTGACGACATCGACGCCTTGGTCCTGACCTTTGCCCATCCGCTCAATCCCAACCGATCGGCTGGTGGGGATTACCCACAAGAATCCCTCACCGTCACTGAATATGATCCTTATGCCAAAGAAAGGATGTTAGCCTAATGGCCAGCGCAATCAAACACATCTTCGGCTTCGGCGGAGGCCAGCAGCAGCCGACGGTTATAAACTCCGCCCCGCCTCCACAGGCACCGCCGGTACAACAGCCGGTCGGGACGCCATCGACCAACAAAGGCGGCAACGCTCCGTCGTTTATGTCTGCCGCGGCCACCCCGCAGCAACAGAACACCTCGAACAAGACCTTGTTGGGACAGTAGCCATGCCGGTAGTTCCTATCCGTAAACGGACCGCAACCCAGCCTCAGCAGCCGCCTCAGGTAGACCCCACCTACCTTGCGATGGCCGCAGCGCAGATGCATGGGGAAGGTAAATTCGAGCCGAGCCCTGAACTTAAGCGAGCGACCGATGACAAAGCTAGTAAGTGAAGCCGACATCCGCTTCCGTCGCTACTCCGAAGGTCGGCTGATTGCCCTGCGCGTCAACCGATACTCTTGGTGGACCCATTGGCGCGAGCTCGCGGATTACTTCCTCCCTCGCCGATACAAGTGGCTCATCACCCCGAACATGATGGGCCGCGGGTCGCCGATCAACCAACACATTCTCGATTCCTCAGGATGCATCTTCGCTCGCAATCTCGCATCCGGTTTGGTCTCTGGCAAATCCTCACCGACCGCTGCGTGGTTCCAGCTTAAGATCGGGCACCTCGACTCCACCAAGACCTCGCCGGTTTCCCTCTGGCTCGCCGAATGCGAGCGCCTTCTTTACCTCGTCTTCGCCGAGTCCAACTTCTACAATTCCATCGGTGTCTTCTACTACGACCTTGTCATCTTCGGCACAGCCACGATGTTGATCTACGAAGACTTCGACAACGTCATCAACTGCATCAACCCCTGCCTTGGGGAATACTACATCGACATCGATGGCAAGTACCGGCCGACGGTCTTCTATCGCGAATTCACCATGACCATTGATGCCTGCGTCAAGGAGTTCGGCATCGAGAACGTCTCCGAAGCAGTTCGCAAACTCTACGAAGACCCGGGCGGCGCCAACCTCACCCGCGAACTTATCATCGCTCATTCCATCGAGCCCAACGACGACGGCCGAGCTAAGGAATTCGGCTTCTCTCCCCGGTCCGCATTCCGCGAGGCCTACTGGGAATGGGGCGGATCGACCTCGCCCCAAGGCGGCGCTGCGTCCCCTCCGGGCTTTCTCCGGCGCAAGGGCTACTACGAAAACCCTGTCGTCACCGGGCGCTGGGACATTGTCTCGAACGATCCCTATGGCCGCTCCCCCGGCATGGACGCGCTCCCGGATCAAAAGCAACTTCAGCTCGAGACCCGGCGCAAGGCCCAAGCCATCGACAAGATGGTCAACCCGCCGCTCGTCGCCGACGTCCAACTCAAGAACCAGCCGGCGAACCTGACCCCCGGTGGCGTCACCTATGTCGCAGGCTACACCGCATCCGGCAAGCCCGGGTTCTCATCCGTCTACGACACCAAGTTCCCGGTCCAAGAAATCACCGAAGACCTGACCGAGGTCAAAACTCGGCTGTCCCAAATCTTCTTCAACGACGTTCTCAAGGTTGCGTCTCAGTACGAAACCCGGTCCAACGTCACCGCTGTCGAGTGGGACCTGCGTAAGTCCGAATCCCTCGTCATGCTCGGCCCCGCACTCGAACGCATCGACAACGAGGTCCTTAAGCCTCTGATCGAACGCGTCTTCGCCATTGCCAATCGCGCTGAGATTATCCCTCCGCCCCCGCCTGAAATTCAAGGCCAGCTGATGAACATCGAATTCGTCTCGATGCTCGCCAAGGCCCAACAGGCAACCCAGGCTGGTTCCATCGAGCGAGTCCTATCCCTGGCCGGTAATCTCGTCGGCGTAGTCCCTGAGGCTATGGACAACATCGATGTTGACTATTCCCTTGACAAATATTCCAGCCTACTGAACAATGATCCTAAGATGATCAGAAGTCCGGAGGCCTTGGCTCAAATCCGCCAGCAACGTGCGCAGGCCCAGCAACAGGCCCAGCAAGCGCAGATCGCGGAGCAGCTTTCCAAGGGCGCCAAGAATCTGGCCCAAGCCGATGTCGGTGGAGGCCAGAATATCCTATCGGCAATGACTGGGGGTGGCCAATGAGATACATGGTAGAAGACTCCCATGGGAATTCCTTTCCCATCGTCGGTCTTGTGAACCGCGACGGGGACAAGGTTGAAGACCTAGCCTCGGCCGAAGCGGTCGTGGTCAAGGTCGCTGCCGATGACTTCGTGGGTGTGGCCAAGGAAATGGTCACCATCTACACGGTGCACTAATGCGCAATGCGGCCCAGCGCAAATCCATCCGAGTAGCCGAGAAGCAGGCCGCAGTCGATGAACGCTCTCGGATCGAATTCATCTGCGCGGCAATGGACACCCTCCAAGGCCGGGCTTGGTTCCACGAATTCCTCGTTACCTGCCACATCTTCTCCGATCCCTTCACCGGCGATGCCCTGATCGAAGCCTATTCCAAAGGCGAACGCAATGTCGGGCTTAGAGTCTACAACGACATTGTCACCAACTGCCCCGACCAGTTTGTGACGATGATGAAAGAAGCCAACATAAAGGAACAAGTCAATGACCGAAGAGACGACGACAACTCCGGCGACGACGACGGAGACTACGACGACGGAGCAGACGACCGCGCCACTGGCGAACTCGCCGGACGCGAGGACATCTACAGGTGAAATCAAAGATGCCGCAGCTACCACCACTGAATCTTCCACCCCCGTCGTCCCAGACAAATACGAATTCACTGTCCCCGAGGGCCAGACCCTCGACGCGGCGCTCATCGACAGTGCCACCCCCATCTTCCGCGAACTTGGGCTCGACCAAGCTGGTGCCCAGAAGCTCGTAGATTTCTACACTAAGGTCTCTGGCGATGCCGCGACCAAGGACGCCGAGGCCATCAACACTGTCCGCGCTGACTGGCGCAACCAAGTCATGGCCGATAAGGAACTCGGTTCCAAGATCGAATCCGTGAAGGCCGAAATCGGCAAGGCCTTTGCTCAGCTTCCCGCCGAGGAATCCAAAGCCCTTCGTGAGGCCTTGGACATCACCGGCGCCGGAGACCATCCTGCGGTCGTCAAGGCTTTCTACAAGCTGGCCCAGATGGTAAACGAAGGGACCCATGTCTCGGGTTCCGGTCCTTCGAAGCATGGCCAGTCCGCGACTGGCAATGTCTCCCGGCCGTCAATGGCCTCGGCAATGTACCCCAATCTTCCGTCGTAACTGGGCCTCAGAGAGGATGAACGCAATCGCCAGACCAGTCCGCGGACCTCACCTGAAAGGAACTTAACCTATGGCAACTATTGGCTCTGTGGCCCTTACCTACGCGGATTGGGCCAAGCGTATGGACGACGGATACCGCGTCGCTTCCATCATCGAACTGCTTTCGCAGACGAACGAAATCCTCGACGACATGCTCGTCATGGAAGGCAACCTGCCGACGGGGCACAAAACCACCGTCCGCACCGGCCTGCCTCAGGCAACGTGGCGCTTGCTGAACACCGGCGTCCCAAATGCCAAGTCAACGACCGCGCAGATCGTCGATACCTGCGGCAACCTCGAGACCTACGCGGTGATCGACAAGGACATCGCTGACCTCAACGGCAACACCGCTGAGTTCCGGCTCTCCGAAGTTCGCGCGTTCCTCGAAGGCATGTCCCAGCAGGTCGCTGCGACGATCATCTATGGCAACCAGCACACGAACCCGGAACGGTTCACGGGCCTTGCCCCTAGGTACTCCACCAAGAACACCTCGAACTCGCAGACGGCCAACAACGTCCTTGACGCTGGTGGCGCCTCCTCGACCAACACTTCGATCTGGATCACCACGTGGGGCAATGACACCCTGCATGGTACCTTCCCGAAGGGCAAGATCACGGGCCTCCAGCATCGTGACATGGGCGAGTGGCCGGTTCAGGATTCCGCAGGGAACACCTATCAGGCCTACCGCGACCACTTCAAGTGGGAAATCGGTATGGTCCTGCGTGACTGGCGTTATCAGGTCCGCATTGCGAACATCGATGTCACTCAGCTGACTGGTGTCTCGGCTGCGAACCTCATCAACCTCCTCGTCCGTGGGCTCTATCGCCTGCCGACGACGCCCGCGACGGCCACGGCTGTCCAGACCTCCGACACCCCGGAAGTCCGCGCTACGCAGGGCCGCACGGTGATCTACGCCAACCGCGTGGTTCGCACCTACCTCGACCTTCAGGCGATGAACAAGACCAACGTCCTGCTCCGCCTCGACGAGTTCGACGGCAAGGTCGTCACCACGTTCCGTGGCATCCCCTGCCGCACCTGCGACGCGATCCTGTCCAACGAAGCGCAGGTGACCTAGTCCTCTCCTCGCCGAAACCTCAACAAGGAGTATAGCTATGATTTTGGACGGACTTCTCACCTTCACCGGCACGTCGAACGGCGCCACCGGTGGCATTACTTCCGGGGCACAGACCGACGCCCCCACGACCGGCACTCAGGCTGCGTCGAACATCATTGACCTCGGCGTCGCTTCTGGCGTTCCGTCGTCGGCCAATGGTGGCGGCGCTCGTGACATCGGCGTTGGCGACGATCCCTCGCTGAAGCTCTCGGCGATTGTCACGACGGCCTTCACGGTCGGCACCAGCCTTCAGCTTCAGCTTCAGGGCGCCCCGGACAACGGCTCCGGCGCTCCGGGCTCCTACACCACGATGTGGACTTCGGCGGCTATCGCTGAGGCCTCCCTCGTGGCCGGTGCTCAGCTTGCCAACATCGGCATCCCGCGTGTCGTGTTCGGCCAGCCGATCCCCCGGTTCCTGAAGCTGAACTTCATCTCGGTCGGCACCCATTCCGCGGGCGCCATCGAATGCAATATCGTTATCGATCGTGACGATCAGATCATGGGCACGGGTGGCGCCTACTCGGGCTATCCGGCTGGCATCACTATCGCGAACTGAGGAACCTCCCATGACCCTTCGTAAGATTCTTCTTGCAGGGGCAGCGCTGGCTCTGGCGGGGGCTTCGGCCCTCGCGCAGGTCAATGTTGTTCCTCAGGTCGGCCAGATCAACTCGATCATCAACATGGAATGGCAGGAGAGTCCGTAATGGCCAGATGGAAGCTCATGACTCCTCACTATCTCAATGTCGATGGCGAGGAATGGGAATACCAAGAGACCGATCGGCAGACCGGTCGGCCGCGTAGGACCAAGTTCCGGGTCCCTCGCCTCCTCGACCCTCGCGATCCGTCTAGCTGGACCAAGCGCTGGGGCCGGAAGGACGACGAAGACGGCGAAGTCATCGTCTGCTGGGAAGGCAAAGGTGACTCCACGGATATCGTCTTCCATGGCGATCCCACCCCGGACATGCAGCCGGTGGACTCCGAGGCCGAGGAAATCTCGGCGGGCTTCGCTGAACTCTGGCGATATAAGCCCGAGGGCAACGAGACCTATTCGCAGTCTCTGATCGACCGGTTCCAAGAGCAGCTTGCGGAGAAGACCTCCGCAGCGGCCGAGGTCCCGGGCCTTGCCGACCTCACATCGGCAATCGGCAAGCTGGTTGAGACCAACCAGAAACTCATCGAACGGAGGGCGTGATGGGACTTATCGCCACCGGCCCCGGATCGCCACTAGCATTCTCCTCGGCCAGTGGCGGTAAGGTCTATGCCTTCAACAACATCAACGAGACCACCAACACCTTGGTGGCTCCGGCCAATACCCAGCGCCAGAAGATCATGTTCCACAACCCGGGGAGTTATGATATCTTCATCTCCCCGGTGCTGGTCCAGACAACTGGCTCAAGCGTCACCCTGACTCCAAGCAACGCTGCCCTTGGCGGGACCTTTCGGGTCTATGCCAATGGCGGCACCCTTGCTGTCGAAGGGGAATGCCAAGGCGCATGGCAGGCTCTGGCCGTCACTGGCGCTGAGACTACCAATCCACTCACCGTGATGGATAGCAACTTATGAAAAAGTTCTATGATAAGATTTCCGTACTAGAATCAGGATGCTGGCGTTGGCTTGGTGCTTGCAACGATCGGTATGGATTTGTTGTCGTAGATGGTAAGACTTGGCTTGCTCATAGATTTTCATACACACTTCACTGTGATGATATTCCAATGGGCGAGCAAGTTTTGCATACTTGTGACAATGGATTCTGCGTGAACCCAGCTCATCTGTTTATTGGGTCTCAGCAGGATAATATGACGGACAAGGTCAATAAGAATAGACAGGCAAAAGGTATGGATAATGGGACATCAAAATTAACAGATGAGGAAGTCTTAGAGATACGTAAATTATGTGATGAAGATAATCTATTCCAATATGAAATAGCAGAGAAGTTTAACGTTGATCCAAAAACCATAACCAATATAAAACTCCGTAGGCAATGGAGGCACTTATAATGTCCGATTACCATAAGCCAGAAGTCTATCTCGAGCGATGCTCTCGGGAACTTACAACCATCCGGCAGCTTGTCTCCAAGGTCGTGAATGCGATTCACGAAGCCGAGTCCGAGGTGCCAGAAAAGATGCGTCGGTTTGTCATGTACCTCCATGACATGCACGACGTGAAGAACATGTTTGTGGAACATGGGCTCGAGGTTCCGGCCTATGTAATGCGTGAACTCGAACGCTGTGATGATCGCCTGCGCCAGCTTCTGGAACAGCTTCATCTCGATGGCGGGGCGTTCGAGAAGGTCCGCCGGGAGATGGCTAGCGATCCGAAGAATCGCTGGGATCACTCCCGCGAACTCATGGCACCAAAAGGAGAAAGCGATGAATCAGAAGCATCCGGGCCGATCGGCCCCGGGCCAGATGAAGACCGAGCCGAAGTCTCGGGAAGTGAGTCTGGACAAGGTCTCTGGGATTGGGCTGCACAGAGTGAGAACGCATCCCGAGACGAAGGAACTGTACAAGGGTCGGGGGTACGAAGCGCCCCGGGCCGTCGCATCTAATCACAAACGCGGATCGCAGGGGAAGCACTGATGAGCAAGATGACACGCGATGGCGGGAAGCCAGAGAAAAAGGATCGGCCGTATTCCCCGCCGGTAGGGCCGAAGTCCATCAACTATGAAAAGCCCGGGCTCGGTGGCGGTGACAACCACGGCAATTGTGGAACTCAGTCTGGTCCGAAAGGAAGATAAGCCATGAAGGCTAATCGACTACCTTCCAAAGAATACCTGAATAGGACGTTCACTTACGATCCTGAATCTGGTGATCTTTATTGGAAATCTCGTGATGATGTACCTGCATGCGTCAACTCTAGATTTGCCGGGAAGGTAGTCGGTACGCCAAATTCTAACGGACTTGGTGTGAGGTTGAATGGAATTAGCTATGCTGTCCATCGCATTATCTATGCAATGGTAGCTGATGATATCCTAACTGATGACGATGAAATAGATCATATAGATTTGTGTCATTTCAATAACTCATGGGACAATCTTAGAAAAGTTACCCATCAACAAAATATGTTCAATAGAAATGCACAATGCAATAGTTCATCTGGAATAAAGTGCATTGACATCTTGCCTTCGGGTAAGTTCAGAGTTCGCGTGTCTGGTTTGCATATTGGCTGCTATTCTGATATGGAAGACGCAGTTGAAGCAGCACAAGATGCTATCCTTCAATTCCATGGAGAACATGGGAGGCTGCCATTACTACCTTAACAGATATCGCCAACCGCGCGTTGCAAGTTCCCGGTACGCGGACGACTGTCACCGATGCGGAGCTTGCCGGTAATACCACCAACGAAGCTATTCAGATCAACCTCGTGGCGGACTCCATTCGCCGGCAGTTGATCCGGATGGCTCCGTGGGACTCGGCGTTGAAGACCATGAATTTGGTTTACATCTCTTCAACGCCGGGGACCCCGGAGAATACCTCAGCGGCCACGACACTGTGGCAGCCGGGGCAGCCCTCCCCTCCGTGGGCCTATGAATACCAATACCCGGTGGATTGTCTCCGGGCCTGCTGGATCATCCCTGCGACACAGACTGGTTACGCTGGTGGTGTGCCAATCACCACAGCCGTGACTGGCGGCGCCCCGAGCTTCTGGCTTGGCCCAGCGGTGAAGTTCAAAGTTCAGAACGATCAGTTCTATCCGGTGACCGCGGCGGCTGTAGCTTCGGGTGGGTCTGGCTACGCAGTTGGCGATATCATCACGCTGGTCGCTGGAGCCAACACCAACCCGCCGATCGGCGCACCGGCCCAGCTTCTTGTGACCGCAGCGCCTGCGGGTGTGGTTTCGGCTGTCTCTGTTATCTCCGTTCTGCCGAATGCCACGGTGCCGTTTGGTGGGAGCTACTTCCAGCCGCAGGCCAATCCGGTGGCGCAGGGATCGTCAACCGGCTCTGGCACTGGTGCGACCTTCAATCTAACTTTCGGCGCACAAGCCTCGCAGCGGGTCGTCCTCTGCAACCAAGAATTCGCCACCCTCGTCTACTGCCAGAACATCACTGACCCGAACATCATGGACGACCTGTTCCAAGATGCTTGGGCCAAGGTCCTTGGTGCGACGATCACCATGGCCCTGACCGGGGATAAGAAGATCGCCAATGGCGCGATCAATGAAGCCAACCGAATGATTGAGCGGGCGAGGAATGTCGATGGGAATGAAGGCCTGACGATCAACGACGTTACCCCGGACTGGATTCGATTCCGCGGGATTGATATGCCGAACTCTCCCTCTGGCCCTTACCAAGGCTTCGAATGGGGTTCGATGTGGCCGCAGTATGGGTGATCCATGTCTGACGTAGCAGTTCAAGCTTCATTCAACGCTGGTGAGTGGTCTCCGCATCTCAACGCCCGCGTGGATATGCAGAAATACAAATCCGGCGCGGCGCTGCTCGAGAACTTCTTTGTGGACTACCGGGGTGGCGCTAGCACTCGGACCGGGACCAAGTACATTATCCAAGCCTACAAGTCCTCGACTTCGGTTCGGTTGATTTCCTTCCAAGCCTCGTTCAACGTTGGGTATGTTCTGGAATTCGGCAATGGGTATATTCGGTTCATCTACCAAGGCTCGCCGATTCTCGAGACCGCGCTGAACATTACCGGGATCACCAAGGCCAATCCCTGTGTGGTCTCGGTGACGAACACCTACGCAGTCGGGGATTGGGTTTACATCACCGGCGTCGGTGGAATGACTCAGGTCAACGGCCGATACTTCTCGGTGATCGCGGCGTCGGGATCGAGCATTACCCTCGGTGACTTGAACGGCACTGCGATTAACTCCACTGGGTTCTCAACCTACACCTCTGGCGGCACCGTGGCCCGGGTTTACACTATCGTCTCGCCATATACCTCGGCTGACGACCTGCGGTTGATTAAGTTCACTCAGTCGATCAACGAGATGATCCTCTGCCATCCGAACCACCCGGTCTATGTTCTGAACCTAATCACCGCGACGAACTGGACCTTGACCCCTGCGGTAATCGGGGCCACAGTCCCTGCGCCGGGAACACCGACAATTACCACGACTCTGGCGGCAGGGTCAACGAACTATTCTTATGTTGTAACCTCGATCGACTCCACCGGGCAGGAATCCTCACCGTCAACGGCCGGGTCCTTGGCCTCGAAGCAGGACATTCGGTCGGTCGCTGGGTCGAACTCAATCACTTGGTCCGCAGTCGCCGGTGCCGTAGGCTACAACATCTACGAATCCACAGTGTCTTACTTCGGCGTAGTGCCGTCTGGGGTCAACTACGGATTCATCGGAACCTGTACCGGGACCACGTTCATCGACTCTAACATTGGCCCGGACTTCTCCCTAGCCCCGCCGATATCCCAGAACCCATTCGTAGGCTCAGGCGTGGCTTCGGTTACGGTCACTGGCGTCGGGGTTTATACCTCAGTCCCAACTGTGACCTTCGGCGGATCGCCATCGATCCCGGCGACGGCTATCGCCACACTTCAGTCCGAATACGTTACCTATCCGCCGACTATCTCTGCCGGTGGCTCTGGATATGCCATTGGCGATACCATCAACTTCGGCAATTCGGTTATCATGCAGGTGACCAATGTCTCGGCCGGAGCGGTTACGGCTTGGTCCACAGTCAACCCCGGTGGGATTAGCTCTGGGGTGGTCCCTAGCAACCCTGTGGCACAGGTCTCGACTTCTGGCTCAGGGACCGGTTGCACTGGCTCCTTCACTTGGGGCGTGGGCTATGTGACGATGCTGACCTCTGGCGCAGGGTATGCTTCTGCCCCGAGTGTCAGCTTCACCGCAGGGTCCCCGACAGCTACCGCGACCTCGAGCCTTGGCCCGACCTCCTCTGGCAATCCCACCGTCCCGGCATTTGTCCAGCAGCGGCTGGTCTTGGCTGGTGCCCCCGGGGCGCCGCAGACTTTCCATATGTCCCAGCCGGGGAGGTACTTCAACTTCGACATCACCGAACCGGCGGCTGCGGATAATGCCATCACCGGAACGCTGGTTTCCAGCACCTTGAACTCAATCAAGTCCATCGTCGGCTCAGCCACCGGGATGTTGATCCTCACCGACAAGGGTTCTTGGGTTGTAAACGGTGGCTCCGGTGGGTCTGCGATTACCCCGTCTGCGATCGTTGCCAATCCCCAGTCATTCGTTGGAGCCAACGATGTCCCGCCGATCGTTGCGAACTACGATATCCTGTACGTTCAATCGAAAGGTTCGGGGGTTCGAGACCTTGCGTATAATATCTATTTTAACGTATTCACAGGCACCGATATATCAGTGCTTTCATCTCACCTTTTCTACGGATATAATATCCTAGAATGGGGCTGGGCCGAGCTTCCGTTCTACATGGCTTGGGCGGTGAGAGATGATGGCCAGATGCTGACCTTGACGTTCCTCAAGGAGCAGGAATTCATCGGCTGGACGCATCACCTGACGACGAATGGATTGTTCAAGTCGGTCTGCACCGTGACGGAATCGACAGCTTCGGCCGGGAACGTGGACGCGGTCTACACCGTTGTCGAGCGGGTCATCAACGGCCATACCGTCAAGTACATCGAGCGCTTTGCTGAACGGGCGTTCCCCAATGGCGTTGCCGATGCTTGGTGCGTGGATGCTGGGCTTCAATACACTGGCTCCGCGACAACCTCGTTTCAAGGCGCAGAGCATCTCGCTGGGCAAACAGTCACTGGCTTGGCCGATGGCCAGATCATCACCCCGTTTGTGATGCCGACCAATGGGCAGTTTACCCTGCCGACCCCAGCGAGCAAGGTCACTATTGGCCTAGCCTATACCTGTAAGCTCCAAACCTTGGCGCTGGAACTCGGCGAGCCATCGGTCCAAGGTAAGGTCAAGAAGATCACCGCGGTGGATGTCAGGGTCTCCCAGACTCTAGGCCTGACCATTGGCAACGACTTTAACAACCAAGTCCCGATGAAGGACCTAGTCCGTGGGAATGTCTCCTCGATGCTAACTGGTCAAGCGGTTCAGGTGGTCACGGACCTAGTTACTGGCGATGCCAAGACTTGGCTCTCCCCAACCTACACCATCCCCGGCCAATACTGCATCACCCAGCCGAATCCCTATCCGGCAACGGTCCTTGGTGTCTTCCCGACCTACACTGTCGGAGACGACCGATGAACGGGAAGGTTTACCAGTTGAGTCTGGACCAGGCCTTGGAGGTCATCTCGGACCTAGACTTCGGCGAACTCGAGCGGCATCGGCTTTGGCTGGCGGCTAGGGTCTCTGAGCCGATCCTTGTTGGGGTCTATGACTCTAAGATTCTCTGCCTTGTTGGGTTCATCCCAATGAGTATGCTTTCGGAATCGGCGTATATCTGGGTCCATGTCACCGAAGCTGGGGCTGATCATAAGCTGGTCTTTGCTCGGCATGCGCTTAAGGTAGTTCGCCGGGCGCTGGAAGTCTACCCTCGGCTGTTTGGGATTTGCTTCTCTGAAGCCTCGAAGGTTTGGCTTCGGACTCTAGGCGCGGTCTTTGTCAATGACAAAGAATTTGAAATTCGGAGGGTTTGATGGCTGATCCAATCTCATTAGCTGCAATCAGCATTGGCTCCTCGGTGGTAGGCACTGGGTTGAGTGCGGCTGGCGCAGCGTCGAGTGCATCGGCCCAAGGCCAGATGTATGGCTACCAAGCTGCGGTGGCGAGGCTTAATCAACAGATCGCATTGCAGAATGCGGATTATGCCCGAGACCAAGGCGAAGGTCAGGCCCAGAAGTATGGCATGGGAGCCCGGCAACAGGCAGGGCAGATCAGGGCAGGGCAGGGAGCCTCGGGGCTGGATGTGAACTCCGGCTCGGCTAAGTCCGTGGCCGATTCCCAGCATATAGTCTCGCGAATGGATATGGATACCATCCGGGCGAACGCTGCGAAGACTGCGTATAACTACGATGTTCAGGCGGCGCAGTTTGGGACTCAAGGGAAGATGTATGACTCGGCATCGGCCAATGCCAAGGAAGCTGGGGCGATCAACGTTGCGAGCTCGATCGTCGGCGGGGTTGGATCGGTTGCGAGCAAGTGGCTACAGGGCCAGACGATGGGCCTCTGGGGCGGAACCGCTGGCAGCAGCGCCAATCCCGGGCCTGATCCTCTTACTGAATGGAGCCTTGGACGGTAATGGCACAGGTACCTTACACTGGCGCTCCGACAGTCACCCCGGAGCAGAGCGGGACGCCGTATGAGCACATCGACACGCCGCTGGCTGCGTTCGGTGGGGCGACGGCTGAGGCAACCCAGCGGCTGGGTGGGGCGTTTGACAAGACCGGGAATGAGCTCTACGCCCGGGCCATTGCGATGCAGCAGCTTAATCAGCAGGCGGAAGCTGCCGAGGCGGTTGCGAAGTTCACCACCGCGATGGGCGAGAAGTATGCGAACTACCGAAGCCTTGAAGGAAATGCTGCGGTCAAGGGATATCAGCCATATATTGACGATCTAAATTCCACTCGCGAGTCCATTGGTAACGGCCTGACTTCGGAATATGCTCGAAAGACTTATCTCCAAGAGTCTCGGAGCATCCAAGCTCGGTCGGTGTTCTCGGCTGCGGCCCATATGGGCGATCAGAACAAGAAATTCATTGTAGGCGCTCAGACCGCTAAGATTCAATCGTTTATTGATGGGTCAGCTAATTCACCTGCCGATGAGAATTCTTATCGAGCGGCGATTAAGGAAATCGACGGCAGCCGATCAATGATCCAAACTGTCGGTGGGCTTTCTGACGTTGAGACTGACCAAAAGATCAAGGATATGAAATCTGGCTTGGTCTTCAAGCGAGCAACTGCGCTTGGGCTAGAACAGCCTAGGGCAGCACAGAAGTTTCTAGATCAAGCAATGAAAGGAGGGATTATCAATTCTGAGCAGGCCGGTCGTGCGGCAAGGTTCCTTCGTACCCAGAACTTGAATGTATCAACCCGGATTGAAACTGCCAAGTTGATGTCTGGCGATAGCGATGCTTGGGGCCAAGGAACCTTGTCTAGAACTCGAGCTTTGTCCGCGCTTCGTGGAGTTGAGAGTTCTGATAACTACAATCAGATTCATCCGGATGTTACTCATAAGGTCAATGGCGAGACCGTTACCGAACACGGCCTTGGGGCTTATGGGATTATGCAATCGAATCTTCAGCCTTGGCTTAAGGAAGCTGGGATGAAGCCAATGACCGAACAGGAATTCTTGGCCAATCCCAAGGCACAGGACGATCTTGCTTGGTTTAAGTTTAATCAATATCAAACGCAGAATGGGACTGCGAATGAAGCTATCAAGCGCTGGCGAGGGCTTGGTGGTAAGGACCTTGCCTCCGGCGAAACCGAAGCCCAATATATGCAAAAGGTCGGCAGGAAGCTGGCGCAGAATGCTTCTGTGGAAGAGGTTGATAACGTAGCTCGCCGGGTATCGAAATCAATTGCCCCCGGAGATTTAGAATTCGAAGATGTGTTTTCGCATAAGGTCCGTACGGATCATGCTGCTGATATGCAGATTCAACGAGAGCAGCGGGTTGATTCGTTGAATACGATCAATCAAGCGTTGGCTCCTGCGCCGGATGGGAAGCTGCCGACACAGATAGACTTCAACGATCTTAAAGTTGCACAGGCTTGGGACAGGCTCACGAATGTAGACAAGGAAAAGTTCCGGGCGAGGTTGACGCAGAATGCGATTGGCGGATACACTGAGACACCTGAGAATCAGGCTATGTTCCAGAAGTACGTTGGACAGATTCTCGATTCGAGAAAGTCTGATGAAGATGCCAAGGGCATCTGGAAGATTGATCCCCAGACTCTGCCATTGCCTCACCATCAGATCGATCAGCTGGTTGATCTACAACGAAAGGCATTGAAGGCCTCGTATAAAGACACTACGGTGGAAAAGGTGTTGAACGAGCTTGGCGATACTATGGATCGAGTGAAGATCAATAAGAGCAAGAACAAAGATGAGTATTATAAATTTATTGGCACCGCGAAGTTGCTGATTGAACAACAGATGACAGAAACCAAGAAGCCTATTACGCCTGATGAGATTCGGGCTATCGGCCAGAACCTGTTGACCAAGATCAGCCACCCTGGAACGGTGTTTGGGAATTTCTGGAAAGGATCGGATATCCCGACCAAGGTTCCTGTGCCGACGAGCAAAATCCCCGGGATTATTGCTGAGATTCAAAAAGACAACCCGGGGCTACAGCCGACGGCGAAGCAGATTCAGCAAGTCTACGCCGCGAAGCTATACACCAAGACGTATGGTAAATCTACCAAAGCCCCGCAAATGCCGAACCGTAGGGAATCTGAATAATGGCTGAAGAACTCGCCGAAGATTTCGATCCTGCGTCTGCTGTAGGGAACTGGCAATCCAGTGCCCTTAGCCGAGTTGTTGGTGGGCTAGATCAAAAGCCCGAAGCCAGCGCGAAGATATTGCAGCTGTCTCGGGCGACTGGCACAGACCCATCGGTTGTTGCGCTGAATCCGGAGAATTTTGAACAAGGTCATAAGGCCGATCTGGCGACGGATATCGTCAGTCGCAATCCACATTTGATGGCGTATATTAATGGCAACCCTATGGCAGGGCAGGTTTCTGCGAATGATTGGGGGAACCTTGATGATTTCACGCGAGGGGCTAGTATCCTTAAGCAAATTCATGATTTTGTCTCGGATCGCGATCCGGTTAAGTCTGGGTTGGTTGGGGCTTTGGAAGGCTTTAAGGAAGGCTTCACTGCACCACTGCATCGGCAGGATTGGTTTGATGAACTTTACAATCGATCCTTGTCGTCTTGGGTAGCTTGGCAGGGTCTGTCGATTCCTGTTAGGCTTATGAATGCTGCTGCCGAAGCTACATTTAAAGGCGCAGGGAAGTTTGCGGCTACCTTGGCCAAGGACTTTGGGTATGATGAATCTGCACAGGCCTCGGCAGAACGCGAGGCTCGTGGGATTGTTGAGTCCGAAATGGGTCGGGCTGGTAGTCATGAACTGCCAACCAAAGTCAATGATGGAAATTTCCTTCGGATGAAGGATACTGGGGATATTTCTAAACAGGTTAAGGAATATACCCAAGCAAAGCAGCGGCTGGCCCAGCAGATGCTCGAGGTCCATGAAGCTGCGAAGGAATGGCTTGATGCTGGGTTGGAGCCTCCGCGTGGAGTGCATCCGCTGATTGACCAAGCCAAGGAACAGATGAATAGTTTGTTTGTCGATCGGTTGCGGGATGTCTTAGAGAAAGCAAGCAAGTCCGAGACACGGGATATTGGAATAGAATTGTTTGAAAGCTTGGCCAAGGATATAGCCAAGGATTCTATGATTGAGATTGATGGGGATCGTGTTGCGAAGTTGTATGGGGATAAGACCCCAATGCCAGATGATAACCTTCTTGGCTGGGTTCCGGGGATTGAAGCTAAGCTTGAAGCAGCCCGGGCGACTGGGAATGGAGTTCATATTCCTCTGGCGGATTGGTTTAGCAAGGTTGACCCGGCATTGGCCAAGGAATTGAAAGATGACATCAAGGCTTGGCCCGGTGGGATCACCAAGACCGAAGCGATCGAGAAACTAGAACAGAAGCCGGTTGTGGATTCGCCAATGGCAAAGGTCCGAGCGAATGGGCTTGAGCCGATGTTTGCTATTGGGGATAGGAAGCTGACGCTTGAGCCTAGTTTAAAGGAAACTGATGCAGTTGGCTTGGAGCGCCATGAATATAAATTTCTTGATCAGGATGGAAACGATGTAGGTTTCCTTGAACTTTACCCTGACGAAGCAAAGAAACAGCTTTATATTGGGATGATTGGCGGCAAAGCAGGGTTGTATTCGAATAGCTTTGGGCCAAGTTTGATTCGTGATCTTAAGCGACAACTGAAAGAACTTTATCCGGAATACGAGACGATCACTGGACATCGAGTCACAGGGGCTCGGTATGCGGATAAATGGTTTAATGAGAATTTAGACCAACGGAATCCTACCGATCATCCAGTGGTGAAGCTTTCACTCGATGCTCCGGAAGATGCCCACCTCGGCCAACTTCTCGATGGACTCTACACCCAGCAGTTCTCCCAAGGCATCTCCGCGCATATGATCCCCAAGCGGATGTGGTTGGAAAACGAGCATTTGATTAACAATGCCGTTCAGGATGTGATCCGGCGAATGACTGGTGGATCGGCAGAGGCCATAGCCACACATGGGATTGAACATGAATCCATCCCCGGCGATTTCCGTGGGGTGTACCTTGGCGGGGAAAAGACCCTCCCGAAGATTCTGTTTGATCTTATGGACCCGGAGGCAGTGGGGATCGCTCGGCATGAGGCGATTCATCATCTGTACCACTCAGGGCTGTTTACCGATGCCGAATGGAGCGCGTTGCTCAAGGCCTCGGAGGAGAACAAATGGCGAGAGCGATATGGGATCGATAAGCGCTACAGCGGGATGGGGCTGGATGATCTGAGCATGCACGAGGAAGCCATTGCCGAGGCATATCGGGAATGGGCTTCGACCAAGGACAAGGTCTCGCATCCGGATTCACTGGTGAGAATGGCCTTCCAGAAGATTCATGATTTACTGGAAGCAATCAAGGAACGAGTCAAGGAGATTCTTCCGTGGGGCGGGGATGTGCATGAGTTGTTTGAGAAGGTAGATAGTGGGGAGATTGGGAAGCGGGCTGGAATTGAGGCAGAGGGGGCTGGGCCTAAGTTCTCCCTCTCCCCCGAAGACTACCAAGTCAAACTCGACAATCTCCGGGCCGAGGCGGCTGGCCTTGACCTAAAGTCTTGGAAGAAAATGCAGACGCTGATCCAAGATCGGTTTGCCGAGGACCTGAACGCAGCACAGGCTCGGGCCGAGAAGATACAGAAAAAGGAACAAACCAAGGAATGGAAGGAGAACGCGAAGGAGATTCGGAAAGGGGTAGAGGAAAATATCCAACAGCGCCCGGATGTGATGGCGGACCTCTTTGTGGGTCAGGGCCAGATCAATGGAAATCAGCTGGAAAAGCGGAGATATCCGCTGCGGGCTGAGGACCTGACTGAGGAACAGAAGGCTGGGCTTCCGAGGCATTACTATTCCAAGGAAGGCCTGCCGGTTGATGCCGTTGCGAATCTCCTTGGGTTCCATTCTGGCGATGAATTCGTCCGGACCCTGTCAGAATACAACGCGGCGAAAGAAGGTCGGACGCCGTTGGAGCAACTTAAGAAGGTGACTGAGGATGAAGTCCAGCGTCAAATGGAAGCCCAGTACGGGAAGCTTGATGAGAATATTATGCTGGAGGCGCGGGATCAAGCGCTAAGCGAGACAAACCTGAATATCCTCGCGGAGGAGTGGCAGGGTGCGGCGATGCAGGCCGGGATCGAGGTGGTGGATAAGGACTTTGCGAAGCAGGTTGCTGAGCAGATGTTCTCTAAGATGGCAGCTGGCGAGGTGGATAGGTCTCGGTTGATGTCACAGATGCTCAAGCTTGGACGGGATGCCGAGCGGACGCTAATCGCCGGGAAGCCTGCCGATGCGGTACGGGCGATGGAGCGGAAGTATCTTACTGGCTTGATGGCGGCACAGGCCATGAAGTTGGAAAAGGACATTGCTAGCTTGGACAGAACAGCTAAGCAATTCCGTAAACGCGAAGTGCCGAGTGTTGATGCGGAATATAATAACCATATCCACGATATCCTTCAGCGAATTGGGTATAAGATAAATCGTACTCCGGCGGATATCGCAAAGGAGATTGCGGCTGGCGAGTCGGGTAAGAACCTCGAAAGCTTTGTGGCGTCCAAGCAAGGTGACGGCCGAGTGATGGATGTTTGGGAACAGTTGTTTGACCCAAGCTGGGCTAAGGAACGCGGCGAGCTTTCGGTTGAAGACTTCCGTGCAGTAAAGGCTTCGATAGATACGTTGGTACACAATGGACGGAGTGAGAAAAAACTTTATTCTGCTGGTAAGGAAGCTGACTTTGTGGAGATTAGAGAGAAGCTAATCCAAGGAGTGGTTGATTCTGCCTTTGGCGAAACCGCTACGCATCTACGAAAGATCAGCAAGCTGCCGATGACGTACTTCGTCAACCATCTTCAGATGGAGAATATCTTCGGTCGTTGGGATAGCTTTGATTCCAAGGGAACTTGGACGCAATATGTTCTAAGAGATTTGATCAATTCGGTGAATGAATCCGATGTTATGCGATCGACAGTCGCAAAGAAGATCAAGGCTCTAGGTACGCCAGAAGGCATCGACCGGACCATTGAGAACAATCTGTTCCGGAACCCAGCGACTGGTGATGCTATACCGTTTACGCGAAAGAATCTGCTGACGGTTATGCTTAACATGGGTAATGATTATAATATGAAGCGGATTGCTGAGGGCCATGGACTACAGGTCCCTGAAGTTGCAGAGTGGGTATTCAAACACGCTCGGCCAGATGAGTGGGATTTTGTCCAAGGCATCTGGGATATATTTAAGGAGCTAAAAGATAATTCGGATAGAATGTATCGTCATGCGTCGGGCATTGCGCCGAAGTCGATACCTGTGCGGCCGGTACTAGATTTGCAGGGCAGGCAAGTTGCCGAAGGTGGGTACTATCCGATCATCGCTCATCCGGAGTTTGAAGGTACGTCAAAGAAGCTCATGGGCAAGGACCCGTTGTTCTTTGATAACTACACGAATACCCTGCCGAATGCTGCGCATACTAAGGACCGTACTGGGTATGTCGGACCGTTGTCGCTTGATCTGGATATGATGACGAATCGAATGGCTCAGGAGATTCATAATACAGCAACGAGAGAAGCGTTGATTAATGCCACGAAAGTGTTTAGGGATAAAGAAATTCGTGATGCGATCTACAAGCACTTTGGCGCAGAATATCGTGATGGGCTTTTGGATTGGCTCCGGTCGATTGCGAATTCACAGAATTACATCCCTAAGAATCAGCAGGCGATATCTGTGGCAAGTGAATTCATTCGCCAGAATATGATTTCAACATTGATCGGGTTCAACCCCGGAACGGTTATGAAGCACGGCCCGACAGCGTTTGGGTTGTCTATGAAAGAAATCGGTGCTGGGGACTTTATCCCGAAATTCTTTGGGGTCAATTCTGAGAAGTTCGCGCATTGGGTCAAGGGGTTGTTCAACCTCAACAGTGAAACTGCCGAGACTGCTTGGAAGTTTGCAGTTGATAATTCGCTTGAACTTCAGCGCAGGGATAGGAATTGGCAGGAGAGCCTTTATGGCGTTGAGGCAGGGTTGACCCCGGGCGATAAGTACGCGCCTTGGCGGCAGCGGATTATGGAATGGGGATCAAAACCAGTAGCGCTGTCGGATATGATGTCTGCTGTGCCGACATGGCTGGCGAAGTATCATGAAGAGATTGAGAACGGAGCTAGTCATGGCGATGCGGTGTTTGAGGCAGATAGGTCTGTCCGCAGGGCACATGGGTCCACGGCTAGTACCAATCGCACGGCCATTCAACGGAACGTCACTCCGTGGCTGACTGCGGTGTATAACTTCTGGTCTGAGATTATGAATCGGCAGGTGGAAACCATTTGGCGGGCTGGCGAAGCTGCAAAGTTGACTGACGGCGGGTCGCTGGCGAAGGGATTGGCTTGGAGCAAGATCGTAGCTGGTGGTGCGTTTGCCTATGTGATCTGGCCAGCGATTGTGGAAAGTATGGTCTCGCCAGAGGTCCACGATGAAGACGATCCTTGGGCCAAGAAAGCTGCGATTCAATTGGCGTTTACTCTTGGGTCCAGTTGGGTCGGTGTTCGTGATATGACCCACGGATTGGTATCTGGCCGCGATCCGCAGTTTGGTCTGACTGGTACAGCGTATCAGGCGACCACGAATTGGTGGCGAGATATTCACAAGGAAGATGCGTTTGATGAATCCAACCGAGGAAAGTTCCTGCAAGACAGCGCGTTCTTTGTGGGAGCTATGACTGGGTTGATGCCTTTGCAGGCTGGGCGGATTATGAGATTCGCTCATGACGTTGGTACTGAGGAAGAAAACCCAGATAATGCTTGGCAGTGGTTGGTTGGTGCTAGGTATGGCACGACTAAGAAACATTCGCAGTCCTTTGAAGAGTATTGGAAAGGAGAATACTGATGATACTCCAATCTCAATGCGCGTCCCTCTTTGGCGATCCTACAGCCAAAGGCTGGGAGGCTAAGAACGTAGTCCGGGTTCCGGTGTCGTGGAATATGTCCATGGGCCCGACGCCGATTCGGGTTATCCCGATCAACAAGGTCGCTGCGGATTCGCTCGCGGCGGTGATTAAGAAAATCTGGGATCGGTGCGATCATGCGCAGGGTGCGATTCATCATGCTGGCTGTGATTGTTTTTCAGGATCGTACTACCCCGGCGGGCGGCCGATCCGTGGAGGGAAGACTCTCTCGATGCATTCGTATGCCTTGGCTGTTGATATCAATGCCCCGGCGAATCCGCTGGGGGCTCCGGTTGATAGAACTCTGTTCAAGCCGGACTCCCTTGTGGTCGGGGCCTTCAAGGAAGAAGGCTGGGTCTGGGGCGGGGACTGGAAAGGTCGTCGTGATGCGATGCACTTTCAGTATGCCAAGGTCGGCTGATGCGTGAGAGCGTCAAAGATAAGTTTTGGTTAGCAGCGTGTGTCGCCAGCACGATGCTTTTGGTAATGATCTTCTGGCGATAGGAGAAACCTATGCAGAATCTATTGACGAACTGGAAAACGACACTGGCTGGGGTGGTGATCATTGCCCTGTCGATTGCGTCAATGTTTGGGATTCACATCCCGGGCGTGGAAGGGAATCAGTCGATTTCCATCGCCGCGGGCATCGGCCTGATCTTTGGCAAGGATGCCTCGGTCACAGGCGTCTCGTCGTAACATGGATTGGCTGGGCCTTGTCCTGGCCGTTGTGAAGCTGCTGGGTGTCTTCACCCAGTGGCTTCATGATCGGCAGATGCTCGATGCGGGGAAAGCTTCGCAGGTTGCCCAAGAATTGGAGACTCAATCCAATGCAATTAGGAAAGCACTCAAAGCCCGCGAAGATATTCGCGCTGATGCTGAGCGTAACCCCGGCAGGGTGCCTGACGACGACGGGTTCCGGCGGGACTGATGCTCCGTTCTGTGTAGTTGGACAGGCGATTTATTGGTCCAAGGCCGATACGCCGAAGACAATTGTGCAGATCAAAGAACACAACGCGGTGGGAAAGTCTCTTTGTGGTTGGGGGATGAAATGACTGAGCAAGACACCCGAGACAAAGTCATCACTGCGCTGACTGAGATTAGTAATATCAAATCGGATATTACGGAGTTGAAGGAATCAAACGCCTTGGCGCTTGAGAATCAACAGAAGATGATAGTTAAGATCGATGGGCTGACCAAGGATCGGAACCTAGCAGTTTGGGTTGTGGGGACGGTCATAGGCCTGATCGGCACGGCGGTGAACTGGGTGGTTGGGCACTTTACCCTAACCCCCAGCAAGTGATTCGCCAATGGAGTAGTAGCGGAGCTTGGTGACCTTATCCCGGCCCTTGAGGTGTATCTGCCCGCTACGTTCCATGATTTCGATAACCCGAAGGATTGAGTGAAGTGGAATCCGGTCGCTAGCGAACCGGGTGATTTTCTGTTCCGAGACCCCAAAGCCTCGGTCGTTGATTTTGATGAAGTGAATGATTTCTTCCATAGCCGCAGCGTCGGCATTGGTAGCCCCGGCCTTGAAGATTTCGATCATGGTGTCTTCGGCTTCTAGGAGCCAGCCCATGGCGCGGTTGAAGTCGTCCTTGGTGAGGATCAGGGAATTGCTTCGGTCGATAGCGGATATCATGGACATCTTGTAGAGATGCGCTCGCCGGCGGGTGACGTAGTGGATGAGCTTGGGATGGTTGGGGACTGGGGTCTCACCGAGTTGGCGCCAATCGTTGACCGCTTTGCGGTATTGATCGGTGACTTGGAACTCACCAATAATGCCGTTGATGATTTCAATGTCATGGAGAAGGTCAACGGAATGGGAGGATTCGACCGGGGCAAAGTCATCGCCGATGATGCGTTCGTCAGAGAAGACCATGATAAGCCGGGAGGTAAAGCCTTGGCCCCAAGCCTTCTCGGGCATGAAGTCGGTTAGGTTCTGGGGAGTGGTGCCGCAGAGGATGTTAAGTTGTGGGGATTTGATCTTGATGTTGACGTCGGAGGTTCGGCGAACTTGTTGGTAGGGATCGGGGTCGTAGAAGGCAGAGAGCCCGTCGATCATTTCGTTGTCGTATTTATGGACGAAGGTTCCGAGTTCGTCGGCGGCGATGTACATGGAATTGTACTCTAGCGGGTCTTCGGTTGGGCGGGCGATAAAGCGCTTGGCCTTGACGAGGGAATCGACAAGGGATGCGAAGGTCATGGAGATTGGGGCAAGGTGGAAGTCGGGGAGGTCGCGGACGTAGGAGGTACCTTCGCGCATGGTCCGGGTCTTGCCGACGCCGGGGTGGCCGACGAGGAACACGTACATGTTTGGGTACATCGGCCGAGCGGTCTTGACCCAGACCTTTTGTTCAAGTACCGCGGCAAGGGTGGAGATTGCTGACCAGCGACGGAAGATCGCCGGGGAATGGATGTTAGCGGTCTGCTCGACGAACGACTCGATCCAAGATTCCAGACGTCTTTTGCCGTTTCCGGCTGTCGTGGCCGAAGTAGTCTTTGAGCCCGTTAGGGTTCTTTTGGTCATCATATTCACCTTTGTTCCACCCTGTCTTGCAATCATAAGGAATCCGGAGAATACGGCCACCAGCCAGTTCTACCGGGACGATAAGGTTTTCTTGGAGGATAGGGATGATCTTGTCTTCGTCGCGTTCAGGGTATTGGAAGGTGAGAGCGTCGTGGTCGTGCATCATAACGGTGGCGATTCCCATGCGCCAGATTTTGAGCATAGCGGTGTTGACGATATCGGCAAGGGAGGACTGGGGATCGTAGGCAATGGCTTCGCGGAGGGTGGAGTTGTCAGAGCGTCGGCCGAAGAACCAGCGGCGTCGGCCGAGGAGGGAAGTTAGGTATCCCTTTCGGCGGAGTTGCTCGTCGACCCAAGCTTGCCATTGCTGGTGCGCAGGGAAGGCATCGAAATACTTCGGTTGGAATTGCTTAACGACTTCAAGCGGGAGCTTCGCTTGTTCAGAAAGTGTCTGAGGCTTTCCACCGTAGTTTGAACCATGGCCCAGCTTTTTACACATGAATCGGTAGGTATAGTGACGATAGTATGGTGACTCAGCGAGATGTTTGTCTTGTTTAATATCTCCGGTCCAAGGCAAAGAAGGCCAACAGATTCGCGCGACGGCAGTGTGAGGATCACCAGATTCGCAGGCATCGAGGTATCTCCCGTCTTGGAATAGGTTCCATTCTATGGCGCCGACGCAGAAGGACTCTCCGGACTTGGCATCGAACTTGGCGAACTTAGTACCGGGGTCTGAGATAAAAATGCTGCGGAGAGATTCCTCAACGTTCTGTAGATTTCCACCTGTTCCGAATTCAGAGAAGCTCGAAGAGAATCGACCTGTGCTGGTTCCAGCGATATTATAGCTCGTTCGTATTCTATCATCTGGATCGATTTCAGTTCGTAGGACCGAAATTTTGTCACCAAGTTCTGTAAGAGCGTTGATATGTGCAACAAGTTGCTGGGCGATGGGGTAGAGGGAAAGCTTCTCTCGGGCGGCTCGATCCGTAGTTGGTCGGCCGGCTTTGCGGACGATGGGGAGGCCGAGGGTGTCATAGAAGAGTCTCCGTAGGTCTGCGTGGGATCGCCAGTTGAAGGTGAGAAGGCCTACGCCTTCGAAGACAATGCGGTTGAGATTGGCTTCGAGGTGTTCGATGGCTTCGAAGTATTCGTCAATGACTTCGGCCTTGCGGGCTTGGTCGACTAGGACTCCGCGGCAGCGCATCTCGAGGGTTGGGCCTTGGAGGGCTTTGGAGAATTCGTAGGTGGCGGTGGAGATAGGGTCGAGTTGGGGGGACATGGCCGCGAAGCAGTCATGGGTAACGCAAACGTCGAGGCCGTTGTAAACACAGTCCCTTTCGAAGTCTGTGAAGTCTTCGGGATTGGCTTCATGAGTCTTTATTATCTTCAAGATCAAGTTCCTTTTTGGTTTGATATAAAGCTCGTTCGGCATCTATTCGATGCTTGAATGTACCTATGTTTAGTCGCTTATATCCGTCTCGGTCAAGATAAGCTTTGTATTTGTTGTGGGTGCCATCAAAACCTATACCAGCGCGACCTTTGAATTTATTTCTGTTATTTTCTGATACAGATACAACTCTAAGATTCAATCGTCGATTGTCTAAAGGATCGTTGTTTATATGATCTACACAGAGACCTTGTTGGCGTAGTTCCCAAGGTAATACATTTAAAATTTGGTGATATATGAATATTATCTTTCTATCAGAAATTCGTCGTCTCGCAGGTCGGCCTTCTATACCAGCCGCATGCCATTTATGCTGATTCAATTCTTCATATAGATCATCGTCTATATAAGTGACGAAGCCTTTAGTTAAGGTGATTATAGCCATCAGTTGTCCCTCTTAATAGTTTCAGTTTTCTTTCGCATATGTTTCCAGCTGCCTTCATCACTATATAGTGAGCCTAAATATCCTAGGCCCTTTAGTGATTCAGGTTGTAAAGCATGGCTAAGTAGCATTGTATCTTCAGCGCAGCCATATGTAGGGATGCCATATGCGCGCCAAAGAAAAGCTACATCGTATTGGCCATTTTGGAAGAGCTTTGGGATTTTTGCATTGCCAAGAACAGATCGGACAAGGCGCCAACATGCAAGTTCATCCTGTGCAGTCGGCCAATAGCATCCGTTCTTTCTTCGCTCGTCATCGAAAGGAATAACAATCGCAAGGTGTGGGTTGGGAGCGAAGCCAATGCAAGTGACGCGGTGTCCAGCTGTTTCAATATCGACAGAAAGGAGTTTGCATTCGTTGATGTGTTCAACGATGAAATGGCGGATATCAGCAAGGGTGGGTTCGATCCAGATTTCACGGGGCGGTCTCCGTATTTCGGGGTAGGCGGATTCGCGGGCGGCTTTCATGAAGTCGGCGATGACGGTGGGGCGGAGTTCCCACTGGCGAAGGACAGCAGAGGGATGATAAGTGGGAAGTAGCTTAAAGTCAGCAACAGTATGAGTGCTGAGAAGAGTAGTGCCGCGGAGTTTGGTGATACCTGTCCGACCAGCAAGAGCCCAGATAGCAGAATTACCGAGGCAAATAACAAGATTTGGGTCGAGGCGAAGTAGATCATCAGCCAGTCGATCGAGGTCATGTTCGAATTCTCCTCGGACGTATTTGGACTTGAGCAGGGCCGGGAAGCCGGGGATGCCTTCGGCGCGTGGGCCACAGAAGTATTCAATGTCGTTGCGGGGTGGGTGGGTGGAGAAGACGTTGGTGCGATAGACTTCGGGGTGGAGGTCCCAGATCGCGGCGATTGCGGATGGGTCGTTGGTGGTGTAGTAGCGATGGATGTAGTCTCGGTCGAAGGTGGTGAGGGTGATAAGGCCAGATTCGCCGAGCATGCGGATTAGTTCGATGCCGGATGGGCCGACGAAGGGGCGGCCTAGGCGGACCTCGAGTTCGCCGGGGGCTTCGCCAAGGAGGAAGATGGGTTTCATTTGGAAATAACCTTCCGTCCTTGTTTGGCTTTTTTAGCCGCCTTAATTGCTCGCTTATGAGCTTTCTTATCGAGAGTCTTTCGGGCGAGTTTGTCGAAGGCTTTGCCGACTGGATGATTCTTGCTCATGGGAAGCCTATAAGTTTAACGGCGAGGATAAAGCCAGCACCCCAGAAAAAGCCTCTGGCCAAGGTTCCGGTGCATGTGCCGATGAGTCCTGCGATGTCGTATTTCATGACGACCTCAATGCGGTGGCGTGGGCGCGGATAAAGGAAACGGCTTCTTCGAATGAATCGTAGTATTGGACATCAGTAACTGAGACCGCGGACATGATGGTGACTTTGTATTGATTGTCGGTAAAGGTGATAACTATCTGCATCGGTAGCTTGGCGAATTCTTCCGGTGACATTGGCCCCTCCAAAAGTTGGGAGGGACCGAAGCCCCTCCCAAGGTAGATCACGCCGCGAGAGTGCGGGCGAGTTCGGCAAAGATTTGCGAGCCGTCGTCCGAGGTACGGTGCTTGACTACCGCGCGGACCTCACAGTTGACGACCTCGTCATTGCGCTGGCGCCGGGACTGTTCCTTCCCGAGGTCAAGGCCGCAATGCTGATGGAACTCATCGAGGCGGAAGACTGCGTCTTCGGTGAGGTAGTAGGTCGCGCGGATGGTCTTGTTTTCGAAGCCTCCCATTTCGTGGAGGTCTTCCTCGTCAACGTCGGACTCTGCCGAGATGGGCTTGAGGGTGAACTGAACGAACGGGGTGCCTTTCTTGGAGGACTTGTCGTAGATCGGGGTCCCAGCGACGATGCAGGTGTAGGTGCCAGCAGGGAGGGGCTTCGGGCGATCGACTTCAGAGGGAGCTTCGTCGAGGATGGATGCGAAGTTGGGTGTGTTGGACATGGTTGAGTTTCCTTACTTGCGGATGAGTGTGACAGACTTAGGCTTGGCGGGGGATTCCGCCGTTTTCGGGGCACCGTCACGGAGTGCTCCGAAAAACTCTGCAAGGCCGGTGGAGATGTCGAGTTCCTTGTTGAGGAACCCCGGCCGAGTGTTGGCAAGGTCGATCATGGGATCGGATTCGAGTTGGATGGTTCGCTTGCCGTTCTTGTTACGGTAGCGGACGTAGTTGGGGAAGTATTGGGGAATGCGGAGGGAGAGCTTTTGGCCGACGCCCTGCGGGAAGATTTTCTTGGTGCCATCCGGCAGGTCCATGTAGTTGCCATGGGCGATGACGATGACGTTGGTGGCCATGCCGCGGGAGGTTAGCATTGCTAGGACTTTTTCGACATCGTCTTGCGCATTTCCATAAACTGCTCGTCCATCGTAATCCCCAGATTTCCCCCGCGGGATAATAGATTCATGGAAGTCATAAGCTGCATCACAAAGCCGTGAGAGACTGTCGATGACGAGGATACAGTCTGGCCCCCAGTCAGCTGGTTTTCCAAGATCAGTGTCGTCATATTTCCAGTTATCGAGCATTTTAATAGCGTCCATCCATGCGCGGGGTTTTCCATCGATCATGCTCCCTGCTGGGCCGGTTTTGTATTTGTCACGGATGGTGACGAACTCTACGTTGTCGATTTTGTCTGGGCATTCCTCGAGGATTTTGTACTTAAGGATGTCGAGGAGGTTGTCCATGTCAAGGATGCGGAGTTTGTATCCAGCCTTGACAAGGGACACGAGGGACCCGGTCTTACCGGACTTGGCATCGCCGAGGAGGAGGAGCTTGGTGTTGGAGTTGGATTGGTGGTTGCTAAGGCTTGGCATTGTCAGGTTTCCTTTGGAATGCTGGGCAACGATAGCGGGTGTCGGTGATGGTGGAGACATCTAGGGAGTTATGCTTTTGGCATCGGCCGGTGTAGGTGTCGTGGCGTTCCCAGCCGACGCAGGTTTCGCAACAGTTCGGGGGCCAGCGAAGCCAGCTAGGTAGGCTTACCGGCTTCTCAGGGGATTCCATCGTTCGGACTCCTCTAGTTTGGTGAAATCGGTTTTGAGGAACATCGCTCGGGCCTCGGGGGTTTTGGAACAGACCTCACGGAATCGGCAGCCGCCGAACTTGTCGCAGGCGGTGTCGTTCATAGGCCAGTAGTTGGCGTCCGCATAACTCTCATTAGTTTGCAACAAGATGCGCAGGTCATTGAGCCATTCTTCGATTTGGTCTTGGGTTCGGTAGGTGAAGCCTCGGACGAAGCGGTTTTCCTTATCCAGCAATATCTGGGCCGCGGAGATGATGACGCCCTTGATTGGGGAATTAAGGACGACTTGGCCTCCGAGGGTATAGAGGGTCATTTGGTTGTTGGGTTCGTACTGGTGGAAGTAGTACTGGCCCGGGGTTGTGGTGGTGGTCTTGTGGTCCATGACGAAGAGATGGTCGTTGAATTCGACGACTCGATCGAGGTGGCCGGAGAGGAGATAGGGTTGGGGATCGGCATTAGTGTATGTATCACCATGATGCCAACCATTCGGCCCCCAGTCAAGCTCAAACCTAAAGCTCAACTCCACTGCCGGCTTTCCGTTGGACATGATAAGGGTCTGCGCTGGATCGTCAACGAAATGATCCAAGTAATCGACCACAAGTGACAGCAGAGTGTCACGGTTCTTGTACTTGCCAGCACGCGACTCTCGATCAGGAGACCAATCCGCCGAAGATACGAGGAGGTCTCGAACCACACGATGGACTGCATCTTCATGGGGGATTCCTTCGGCACGGATGATGTCGTAGTTTTGGAGGGCGGAGTGATACTCGATGCCGAACCGGAGGTGGATGGATTCGGCGGCAGAGCCCCAGCCTTCGATCATGATGTATTGGTAGAGGCGTGGGCAGGTTTTGAGATAGCCAAGGGAGGTGGAATCCCAAGCGAACTGGATGTTGGTGCCGGGGAGGAATGGGGAAGTGGAGCCGACGGTGAGGTGGTCGGGGGAGAGGTCAGTCATTGGAGTCTTCCTCGGAGTCTAGTGTTGAGCCAAGGCCATCTCGACAGAATTCGCAGACGAATTTGTCGTCGTAGCCGCGGACATAGAAGCCATCGGGATCATCGTCGGAGTTGACTAGGCGATCGCAGATGGCGCAGAGAACGGCGGACATTAGATTCTCCGGACTGGTTTGGTTTCGGCAGGCTTGATCTTGTTGAGGATCGAGGAGACAGCCGAGGAAACATCGACCTTGGTCTTGGTGGGCTTTTCGCCAGCGGCCTTCTTCGCGCGGATGTTGCGGTGGTAGGCGACGATGGCGTCGATGTCGGCGTCGGATAGAGAGAGTGGATCGAGGTCCATCAGGAGGTCAACGTCGCTCATTCGGGGAGTCCTATGTTGTTGGCTTCACGGGTGGCTTTGATTTCACGGACTTTCTTGGAGACCATGTCACGGACATGGGTGGTCCAGCCGTGGCCGAAGATGCGACGAAGGTATTCGACATCCTCGGCCCAGAGATGGAGGTTGGTTCTATGGACTTTCCGAGAGGGCATCGTCTAGCTCCACGGTACGTTGGGTGATGAAGACATGGTTGGGGATGGATGGAACGCAGATGGCGAGGGAACCGTAGCGATCGAGTTTGGAGTAGTCATGGAGGAGGTGGGATAGGCGAGATGGATTGGAGGTTTCGACCACTAGGCCGAGCTCTTCTTCGAGGGCTCGGTCGAGGAGGTTGAGGTAGATTTCTTCTCGTAGGGACATTGGACTACTCCAGAGGTTCGATTTCTAGACCGGATAGGCCCCAAGGTTCCACGTAGAGCCACCAGTTGCCTTCGGTGTCTTCGAGGATTTTGTTGCGGAATTTGTCGTTCTCGGACTTTCCGTACTTGGGGTCGGTGCGGTCGTAGAGGCGCTTGGCTTCTTTGCGCTCGAGGACTCTGGCTTGGTTCATTCGCATACGCATAATACCGGCTTGGTTGTATTCACCGATCAGAACGCGAACGCCCTTGGGGTTGTCTCGGGCGGCGTCGTAGATTTCATAGCAGTCGGTGTAGGCTGCCATGGATTCGGAGAGTGCCAAGGGATCCTCCTAGTGGTGGGATTTGATATAGGTCAAGGATTCTTTGGGCCGGGTGTCGATCACGTAGTGGATGTTTGGGTCTTGGCCGGTGGTTTTAATTGATTCATGGTCAAGATGATAGACATGATCGAATTCCAGGCCCTTGGCTCGGTGGCCAGAGAAGAATCGGATTTCGCCTTCGGAGGAGGAGAATAGGTGCTGGGCGTAGGAGATTGCGCCGTCGAGGGTTTGGGTTTTGGAGACGAAGACTCGCATGCAATCGGCAAGGTCAGGGGCGGTTTTGGAGTCAAGAGATTCACGTTCGGCTTCCCAGTTGGCGATGGCGTCGAGGGCTTGGGATCGGGTGAGGGAGGTTGGGCCGAGTTTTTCGAGGAGGCGGATTATTCGGGAGCCGATATCGACGCCAGCTACGTCGACTCGGGTGCCGGAGACCAAGGTCTCGAGGGCGAGGCGGACAAGGGGAGCGTTGTATCGGCAGATGACAGCAGTGTCTGGTCGCAGGTCCAAGCTACCCCCGTGAGATATAGTTCCTCCATCACGGACTGAACGAATGTCGGGGACAAGCCAATGGACGTTAGAGGTGATGGCGGAGGGGCATCGGAAGGAGAGGGAGAGAGGATAGGTGTCCATGGAGAACTGGTTTGTGGCTCGGGCCATGGCATTGGAATCTGCGCCGCGAAATTCGTAGATGGCTTGGGCTGGGTCGCCGACGCCGATCTGGCGAGAATTTCGGCAGAGCTTGGAAACCATCGCGTGGTTGACAGGAGAGAGGTCTTGGTATTCATCGATCATCACCATGGGGAAGGAGGGGTAGTGACCGGCAAAGAGGGCTGGCATGTAGACTTGGTCGTTGAAGTCGATGACCCCGGCATAGGCTTGGGCGATGGAGAGGTTGAGGAGCTTATCAGCGATGGCTTGGACTTCGGGGAGTGGGGTTTCATCAAGGCGCCGTTCGACATCGGACCATGTGGCGATGGCCTTGCGGGCGAGGGCGTGGGTAGGTGGGATATAGCCGATGGCTCGGGCCATGTTGATGGCAGCGGTAACGGAGTCGTAGAGAGACCAAAGGAATGATCGGTCGGAACGTGGGGCATCGTCGGCGAAGGCTTTGTAGATGTCCCGGAGTTTGTTCTTGTTGAGGGTGAGTTTGCGGCCATGGTATTCGGCCCAGATGGAGTGGCCTAGGGAGTTGAAGGTTTTGACTGTGGTGGTGGAGCGGACTTCCTTGCGCGCGTCTTCGGCAATGGATTTGTTGAAGCAGACGAGGAGCGCGGCGGAACGGAGGGTGGAATCGATGAGTTTGAGGGTGGAGGTTTTGCCACAGCCTGCGCGGGCTACGAGCATGAGGTTGGCCGAGGAGGAAGCGACGGCGGTGAGGATTGCGTCTTGTTCTGGGGTTGGCTTGTGGGTCATCAGTTGAATCCGCAGGTGAAGTGGCCTCTAGGACAGTTGCTCGTCGCGCAGCCAGCGAGGGATAGGGCAAGGATCAGTAGGATGATTCGCATTTTTCAATCTCCTCGTAGGCGCTGGCATCCTCGGAGAGCCAGTCGATGATCTGGGATTCCAGCCACCGTGGCAGGTCGAGAGCAGGTTCGGGATTGGGGCCACGGCCGAAGCCAGAGCGGTCGCGGTAGAGAGCGACGGAAGTGATTTCGTATTCCATTGGCTCGGCAGGGGCACCGGGATCGTTCCAGCTTGGGCCGATACCGCGCTGGGCCTTGGCGGTGATGTGGTAGTCGAATTCGATAATCCAGTCTTCGCCGAATGCGTGGGTGCAGATGGTGGCCATAGCTTGGACTCCTTGATTGTTCTCTGATTATACCTGGATATGGCTGATAAGTCGAGGGGAAAGTTTGGAAAACTGCGCCCCAAGTGTTTCCAGCAACGCGCATCACTTCTCTCCTTGCGGTGGCGGCGGGAGGGGCAGCGGGTGCCAGTGGGTCGCGCGTATCCCGCCTTTGGACGAGTTGCCGTGTGCGTCAACATACGAAAGCCAGTCATCATGATCGGCGCGGATATGGACCTTCCCGATGCGGGTACCGTAATGTGCGTCCCACACAAGAAAGTGTGTTTTATCTTTCGGGGCCGTTTCTATCCCCCTCCACCCATCCGCCTCTAGGGCTGATGTGAGGGCGGCGAGCGGCTTCTGAACTAAGTCATTCAGATATTCATCGTCTCCGACTGCACTTGTCAGAAGGTCGATTTCGAGCAAAGCCTCCCGTGCCATCTGCGCGGCTTGTCTGAGGTCGCTCATGCTCGCCTCCCATGGCGATGGGCATACCGGCGATGGCCGTAGTGAGCAAAGCGAATGCCCATTTCGCGGCCGGATTCGGGGTCGTAGGAGATATGAACGTGCTGGACTCGGCCGTAGTCGATGGAGACTCCGCCGGGCCAAGAACGCAGGTGGGAATAGACGCAGGTGGGATTGCCAGCTACGTCGATGGCTTTGCCGGAAGCATGGAGCGACCAGCGACGGGTGCCGGCGACGTGGGTGTGGCGATAGCCGGAGATGACGCGGGAGCCGCAGGTGGCGGTGATTTCGTAGGCCTTGGCGAGAAGCTCAGGGCGAACACCGGGGAGGTGGATGGAGCGAGAGGTGCGGAAGGGCTGGGAGGTTATCGGTGGTCCCCAGACCGTGCCTTCGGGAGAGTCATAAGAAGCAT